AACCTTCGTTGGGGTATGCACGGATGCCGCCAACGCTTGGGCCTACAAGGCACGGAAGATGGCTGGCTATCAAGGCGAGTCCCTCTCCACCGTGCCAAGTAGCGCCGTCAAGCTCGGCACAATCATGTACGCCGCGACCCTCTACCGGGAACGCGGCTCGGTCGACTCGTTTGCATCGTTTCAGGACATGGCAATCACCGCACCGACCGGCACAATGGGCCAGATCATGCGTCTGCTCGGCATACGCCGCAGCCAGGTGGCCTAATGCCCGCAACAGGCATTTTCGCTGAGTCCCGCACAGCTGTCGTCAACGCGCTCACCGCGCTCGGCCTCGCAGCTGTCACAGACCCGCGAAACGCCCGACCGATGACCGTCCTGGTCAACCCGCCGACGTTCGACTCGTTCACCTACAACGTGGGCGACATCCGCTTCGATCTGCTGATCCTCGCCGCGCCACCCGGCAACCAAGACGCCGAGGACTACCTGATCACGACCGCCGACACCATCATGGCGTCGACAACCCTGGCCGTCACCGGCGGCCGCCCCGCCACCGTCACCGTTGGCGATCAAGTAATACCCGCCTACAACCTGACAGTCGCAATTGCGGCAAGGAGAAACTAACAATGGCAACACTCACGTTCCTGGGGAATGCGACTGTGAACCTGACCGTCGGCGCTCAGACCTACGACCTGTCAGACCAATGCAGCGCGGCCACCATCACCACCGGCTACGACGCCCTCGAGTCGACCGCGTTCGGCGACACCGGGCACAAGTTCACCAAAGGCTTGCAGTCCGTCGAAGTCAGCCTGACCCTGTTCAACAGCTACGGCGCAAACGAAGTCGAAGCGGCCCTGTACGACGCCGTCAACACCGGCAGCGCCACCCTGATCATCAGCCCCTCGGGCACAACCGAGTCGTCCACGAACCCCGAGTACACGATCACCGGCTGCTTCCTCGAGTCGTTCACGCCGGTCAACTCGACCGTCGGCGAGCTCTCCACCCAGGAAGTCACTTTCACCGGCGGCACCTGGGTGCGCGACATCACCTGATCCAACCCTCCAACCGTGCTAGGAGAACCATGAAAATTCAAATCAGCGTCGACACCGGCGAAGGGGCCAAGGTTGTCACCACAAACCTGTTTAATGTCGTCACCTGGGAACGCAAATTCAAGCGTCGCGCCGGTGACCTCGCAGCAGGCATCGGTGCCGAAGATCTCGCCTTTCTCGCCTACGAAGCCAGTAAAACGGCAGGGATCACAGTCCCGCTGGTGTTCGACGACTACCTCAAAAAGATCGTCACACTCGACGTTGTGGCGGGCGATGACGCAAACCCTTCCCAAGTGGCACCTGGAGCCGAGGCCTAGCCGAGCTCCTAGTCGCCACCGGGTACTGGCCGCCAGAGATCGAGTTCACCGCCCGAGATCTGGCCACAGCCATCGAGATCATTAACAAACAGCGCAAAGGAGGAAACCGATGAGTGTCACGGCCAGCACAGAAGTCGCCGGCGCAAAAGACGCCATTAAAGCCCTCCGCAAACTCGACCCAGAGCTCCGCAAACAGTTCAACCGAGACGCCAAGCAGATCGTCGCCCCAATCGTCGAGGACGGAAAGAACGCCTACCCGCAGCAGCTGCTGTCGGGCATGGAACGCAACTGGACGCAACGCGGCAACAAGAAATTCCCGTACGACCCAAAAAAGGCCCGGTCGGGCGTCAAACACAAGGTCGACACGCGCCGCGACGCCAAATCCGTCATCAAAGTGACACAGTCAGATCCCGCGGCCACCATCGTCGAGTTTGCAGGCAAGAACGCCAACCCCCTCGGCACCGCACTTAACCGGTTCGGGCGTGTCGCCCGCTTTCTCTGGCCCGCCGCCGAAAAGAACCTGCCGAAAGTGCAGGCCGAAATGGAGCGTTCGGTGCTTGATGCCGCCCGCCGAGTCAGCAAGGAAATGTAAATGGCAATCAACATTCCCATCATTTCCGAGTTTGACGGCAAAGGCATCGACAAGGCAATCAAAGAGTTTAAGCAGCTCGAAACTGCCGGTGAAAAAGCCCAGTTCGCCATCAAGAAAGCCGCGATCCCAGCGGCAGCCGCGCTCGGCGGCCTAGCAATCGCCGGAGCCGCCGCGGCCAAAGCGGCAATGGAGGATCAGAAGTCGTCGGCCGAGTTGGCGCGCCAGCTCAAGATTTCGACCCGCGCAACCGATGACCAGGTGCAGGCCACCGAGGACATGATTTCGTCGATGACGCTGGCCACCGGCGTTGCCGACACAGACCTCCGCAACGCCCTGTCTGTGCTTGCCCGCGGTATGGGTGAAACAGGCCTCGCAACCGAAAACCTAAAACTGGCGATGGACATCTCGGCGGCCACCGGCAAAGACCTCACAAGCGTCTCAGATGCCCTTGCAAAGGCCTACAACGGCCAAACGACCGCGCTCGCCAAACTAGACCCATCGCTGAAGGGTCTAGTCAAGGAAGGCGCGTCATTCCAAGAGCTCGGCAAGATCATGGAGGAGACGTTCGGCGGGGCCGCCACCGCGGCAGCCGAAACAGCCGAGGGACGTTTCAAGCGGATGCAGACTGCCATCGGCGAGGCTCAAGAGTCCATTGGCGCGGCCCTGATCCCGATCATCGAGAAACTGCTGCCCTACCTTGAGGATCTCGCCAAATTCGTCTCAGAGAACACCGACCTGATCGTGGCGTTGGGCGTCGGCTTCGGCGCAATTTCCGCAGCCGTCCTAATCGCCAACGCGGCCATGAAAGCCTGGACAGTCATCCAAACCGCGGCCACAGTCGCCCAAAAAGCATTTAACCTCGCCATGTCAGCCAACCCGATCGTCCTGGCCACCGCCGCCATCGTCGCCATCGGCGTCGCCGTCGTCGCGGCCTACAAGAAGTTCGAGCCGTTCCGCGACATTGTCGACAGCATCGGCAAAGCACTCAAGGCAGCGTTCACCGGCACAGTTGACGCCATCAAAACAGCCGTCGGGGCATACCTCACCGTCTACAAGACGATGTTCAACGCCATCGCCAAAGCGTGGAACAACACCATCGGCAAATTGTCGTTCAAGATTCCGTCGTGGGTTCCTGGGCTCGGTGGCAAAGGCTTCGACGTACCCAACATTCCAGAGCTCGCTAACGGCGGCCTCGTTATGCAGCCGACGCTTGCTTTGGTCGGCGAGGCAGGCCCGGAGGCTGTAGTCCCGCTTGACCGTATGGGCCAAATGGGCGGCAACGTCACGATCAACGTCAACGGCGGCGACCCGCAAGCCGTCGTCGACGCTCTACGCCGATACATGTTCCAAAACGGCGCCGTCCCGATCCGAGTCGCCGCATGACCGACCTGACCTGGCGCGCCTACCGGTCGGCAACCGAAGGCGGCACGTACACGCAGCTGCAATACGTGCAAAACATCACGATGACCGTTGGCCGCGCCAAAGTGACCGACCAATGGCGGCCAAGCGTTGCCGTGATCGAGGGCCGCGCACCGGGCAGCCTGCCAGCCGGACTTGCAATCGGCGACTTCATCAAAATCAACAACACCACCGTCAACTACGACTACTGGTTTCGCGTCGCCGACGTCAAAATTGATTACGACATCGTGACAAACGGCGACCGCTGGCAAATTGACTGCGAAGCCGCCCTGGCTACCGCGGGCCGCTCCACGGTCAGCGCCTCAACGTCAGCCGGCGACGAAACCCTGTATGTCATGGGCCAAGTGCTCACCGACGCGCCAATCAACTTTTCAACATCGACTGGGCTCGGCGCCTCATTTGTCAGCGCGATCACGCTGACCGACGAAAACCCGATCGCGGCCGTGCAAAAACTGGCATTTACCGAACAGGCTTATTTAGCCGACTACGACTTTGAAAACACGCTAGTTGCGTTTCAGCGCGGCACCGCAACCGCTGGCCCGTTTATCACTTTCACCGACGACGACACAGCCACGACCACCTACAAGGTGCCGTATAGCACGATCTCGTTCGGTTCGCTGGCCGAAAACTACGCCACCGGCGTCGTCGTCAACCCAGCAGCCGTCGCCACCCAAACAGCAGGCACAACCGGCCGCGCGTTCTCATTTGACTCATACGACAACACCACCAGCCAGGCGGCCAATCTCGCTGGCTACCTGGACGTCGTGCTGTCACAAAACACAGCTCAACCGCAACAGGTAATGACCCGCGTCAAAACATGGGCATCAGCCACCCCGCTCGCCTACCTTGTGCTTGGCCAGCAGATACGTGTCCGGCTACGCAGCACCAACTACAACTGCGTGCTCGAGGGCATGACAATCTCCGCTAACCCTGAGCAGACGACCATCTCGTGCAATCTGTCGCCGGCGACCGCGTACGCTTTTCTTACATTGAATGACGCCGTTCTAGGGCGTCTCGACTACAACGCATTGGGGTTTTAATGGCAACACCGACAAATCTTCCCGCATCATTCAGCACCGGGGCCGTACTAACCGCGGCCCAAATGAACGATCTACGCGGCGCGTTCCGTATTTTGCAAGTTGTTCAGGCCGGGAATACCACGCTGACAGTCAATGACACGAGCACTTACGCAACGACTGGCATTTCCGCAACAATCACGCCTTCTGCAACATCAAATAAAGTTTTGGTGTGGGTCAATTTGGGCGGTTGTGGCAAAAGTAACGGTAACTCAGCCAGTCACTTCTACGTCCGTGTTGTGCGGGGCACTACAGACATTGGGTTGATTGAAGGTGCGTCTGGCTATCAAAACTTGGCTCAAACGCTTTATGTAGGGACAATTAGCGGTTTGCTTTTGGACAGTCCTAGCACCACGACCGCGACAACTTACACGGTAGAATTCAAAAACAATGTAAACGCGCCGCGAGTTGAAAGAAGCGCAAATTCCACGTATTCAAGCATTGTTTTGGCAGAGGTATCAGCATGATTGAACCTACTATTTGTACCGCCTTAACCTCACTTGGCTTTGTTGGTGGCTATGCCGCTAATGACGATCTAGGCATAATTCTTTGGATTCGTGACGAACCGCAACCAACCGAAACCGAATTAATTGCGGCCGGATGGATCAAAATAACGCCCGAGGAGGCGCCTTAAGAATGAAAACCCGCGTCGCCATCGTGGCGGCGCTAATCACCGTGCTGGCTAGCAGCTGCAACAACAAAGTCTGGATCGACTGCCCAACCACCACCGTGACCCGAACCAAAAACAGGGCATTGACAGCCCCACAAGCAATCGTCGACCAAGGCCAAACGGAGGCCCTCACGTGCTAGAAAACCTCAAACCGAACCGACCGCCGTACACGCCTGAGCAGCTCAACGCTCGGCTTCGCTTTTGGGTCGGCATCACGCTCGCTGGCACTCTGGTGCTCACAATGGTGGCCGTGTTCATCAACCTGCTTTTCATCCCGCAAGGCCCGACGATGCCCGAGACCGATAAAGAGCTGCTGAACCTCATCTCGCCAATCGTCCTGTTCCTGTCCGGCACCCTGTCTGGTGTCATGATCTCGAGCGGCGGCAAAAAAGACCTCGACGGAGACGGGAAACCAGACGCATGAAAGCCACACAGCACACCATCACGACCACGGCTAGCAAGATTGTGGCCAGCAACCCGTTCGCGCAATACGTCTACCTGCACGTCGCCGGTAACGGCACCGTCTACCTAGGCGGCTCAGACGTGTCATCCACAACCGGCTTGGAAACCCAAAAGAACACGACGCCGATCCAGTTCTTTATTCCCCGCGGCCAAGAGCTCTGGGCCGTTACCGCCACCGCAACCGAG